TGCGGGTGGCTGGCGAGCAAGGGCGGGAGCGGGTGATTCGCATGGAGGGCCAGCAACTTCCCGGGCCCCTGCCCACACGCACGTTGCAGGGGCAACCGCTGTTCCCCTGGATTCATATGGCCTACAACCGTTTCGGCGGCCGACTCTGGGGACGTTCGCCACTCGACGTGCTCGTGCAGAAACAAGACCAAATCAATCAGCTCGACTCCCTGACGCTGATGGGCGTCCAGCGCATGAGTAACCCGGTCTGGATTGAACCGAAGGGCTCAGAAGTGAAGAAATTCACAGGTGAGCCGGGCCTGGTTATCAGATACAACGCGCTTGTTGGCGGTGGCAATGCGAAGCCCGAGCGTATCGAGGGAACCAATATCCCAAGCTCGGTCTTGAAGTTGCGTGAAATCTATATGTCGGATTTCGAGAGCCTGGCCGGCACGCAGGACGTGTTGAAGGGTGCCAAGCCAGCCGGTATCGAAGCCTTCTCGGCGCTGCAGCTACTCGTCGAGCGGTCACAATCGCGCTTCGCGCCCGTGCTCGCGGAGCGCGGCGAGGCGTATCGCCAATGGTATCAGCTCGCGCTCGAGCTCGAGCGGCAGTATGGTCCTGCCGAACGGGTGTGGAGCGTCATGGGGCCGAATCGACGCTGGATTTTCGAGACGTTCCAAAATGCAAATCTTCAGGGGACCGTCAAGATTCTCATGGAAGATGGCTCGCAGGCGCCGAAGACCAACCTCGGCAAACGCGCTGCAATTACGCAGCTTAATCAACTACAGCTTCTCGACCCGAACGACCCCGACCAGCGTTACGGCATCTACCGCGCGTTCGGCACGACGGACCTACTGCCGATGCTCAACGCCAACGTCCAGAATGCGCTGGCCGAACAGGCGGAATTCGAGGAATGGGCGAGTTCGAAGGGGTCCATGGTCATCGGACAGGGCATGGCGGTCATGCCGGGCATTCAGCCGGCGCCGTCCGCTCAGCAGGTTCCACCGTCGCGCGCCTACTTCGACGAAGAGCAACCGCCCGCAGCTCCGCCACCACAGGCCCAACCCGGCCAGCCAGGTGAAATGCCGCAGGAGCCGGGCGCGCAGGACCCGATGGCGATGGGCACTGGCATGATGCTGCCCCAGACCCTCATCCCCTGCCCGTTGGTGCGGAAAATCTGGCAGGACGACAACGTTCACATGGCGGAGCATCGGAAGTGGGGCAATTCTGAAGGCGCGCGTCGGCTGTTCAAGCAGCGGCCTGAGCTCGAAACGTTCTTCGTCATGCACCTGATGGAACACGAGGCCGCGTTGCAGCAAATCATGGCTCAACAGATGGCGATGCAGGCTGGTCCACCGCAGGGCGCGCCGAGCCAGAAGGGTGCGGCTGGACAGGGCCAGGCCATGAACAATTCGAATCGCGAAAGCGGAAAACCCGGCACGAACCAGGCAGGGCCGGCGTAGTGGAGAAGCCTGATATTTCGGCCGCGGCGTTGCGACCATTCGTGCTCGTGGCGGAGCGGCTGAAACATCCATTGCTCGCGGACGCTATCCAGCGGGCGGTCAACACTATCGAGGCTTTGGAATCGAAGCTTCAGGACGCGAGTTTCGAGACGCGCGAAGACTGAGCTACACGCGCCGTGTCCTCCTTGCGCGGCGCGGCGGCAGGGCGCCCGGTCCCTGGTAGAAACCGGGCCCCTTCGGGGGTGTCAAAATTGGAGGTTTCGAATGACGTTATTTCTGCTGCTCGTCATCTTCTGCGTGCTGTGCGTGGCGTATTGGGCGGTGCATCACATTGGGAAGGCTGCCGGCATTCCGGCTCCGGCCATGGCCTTCGTGGACGTGATACTCGTCGTGGTGTTCCTCATTTGCGTGCTGGACTTCGCAGGCGTTCAGGTTCCAGGGCTCCCGTGAGGCCCTCGTGAGGCCCTCCTGGGGGGCCATATAGTTCAATATATCTTAGTATATATTCAGCTCTAAACCCCTCAGAATCCTACCTTTCCAGCCACCCTCAGCATTGACAGGAAAGAACTGAGGCCGCAAAGTCTTCGGCCATGTAGCCTCGCGCGGAACTGACCGCGCCCCTCGTTTCAAGGGTCAGCGCCAATCGGCGCCAGGCGGAACCGACCGCCAGAGGGAAGCAAAAAATCAAAGGTCGAGGTAGCAACACCCATGGTCACAGGCATAATTCTTGGCGCGTTCGGTGGATGGAAGCTTCTTGTTTCGCTCGTCGGGCTCTTTGCCGTTGGCATTACGGCGGGCGTGCCAGATGAAGCGTGGCCGGACTTCGAAGTCCCCGAAGGGGTCGGCGACGGGCATGAGCCCGCGGCGCCTGCCCAGCCGCCGGCTCAGCCGCCAGCCCAGGCCGCACAGCCTGGACAGCCGCCAGCGCCGGCAGCCCAGCCAGGTTCGGCACCCCTAAACGCGGATGGGACGCCGGCCACACAACCCGGACAGCAGCCACAGGCTCAGCCCGGACGTGAATTGCCTGACTACCGCGTAGAAGCGATTCGCACGCGCAATCAGCTCAAGGCGCTCGAAGCGGAGAATACCCGCTTCAAGAACGTCATCGCTCAGGCGCTCGGCATCAGCCCTGCCACCGGCCAGCCCATCGCGGCACCGGACCCCCGAACCGAGCGGCTCCGCGAAACCCTCTTTCAACTCGTTCCAGAGCTGAAGGAATTCATCGAGAAAAAGCAAAACATTCTGCGGGTAGCTGAAGCTGCTCCGACGTGGGAACGGCAGAACGATTCCTACTGGCAGGGTGTTGCCTCGCGCACACTGTCGAACGTGTTCGACAATGTGGCCAAGCTGGTGCTCGGTGAAGGGAAAGCAGGGAAGGAGCTGGACCCGGAATTCGCGGACGACCTTCAGGATTCATTTCTGAAATGGTGCGAGCGAGACAAAACCGGCCAGCGAATCGCTCGTTATGAAGGCCAGGACCCGACGTTGGTTGCTGACTTCCTGAAAGCGTTTTCGGCGCGTTACATCGACCCTGTTCGACGTTCCGCGTCCGCCACCGTGCAGCAGCGCGGCACCGTTGCTCAACAGCTTCCCGTTTCGGGACCCGCTGGGATGCCCGCCGCCTCACAGCCACCCCAAGTCAATCTGAACGACGAAGACGCCGTGCATGGTCGCGGTTGGGCCGTCGCTCAGCAAATGCGGACCCAGCAATAGGGCTCGCGCGAGGCTAACTATGAAGGGCTCACTCACTTACCGATGGTTCAGGGCGCTCAGCCCTGTCATCGCATGTGCCTTGGTCCTGTTCGATTACGTGACGGCCGCCGCGGCGCCGCTTGTCATGTTCGGCATGGCCGGCACAAATACTCAAATCATCGGCGGCACGCTCAAGACCGTCTACGAAGATTTCGTAGCAGAGCAAACCAACAACAAATTCCCCCTGAAAGGCGCGGATTCGAAGCCCCTGTTCAAGTGGAAGGATGTTGAGTTTGCCGGCCAGGAAATCGTTTACGACGCGCACGTTACGAGGAACGTCTCTCCGATGTTCTGCGGCGAGGACGGCGCGTTTGCCGATGCCGGCGCCCAGGGCAGCATCAAGGTGCATATCGGCCAGCGCAAGCTCATGGCGCGCGTGCGTCTGACTTCGGAATCGATTCACGATTCGATGAAGTCCGAAGGCGCGTTCGTCGCGGCTCGCAAGGACGAGATGACCCGCATCATCGACGACATCGCGCGCATGGAGGAATACGCCCTCTCGAGCGACGGTCGCGGTGTGCTGGCGCTCCTGGATGGTGACCCGGGTGCATCGACGACGGTTGAGCTCGACGCGCCTGGTGGCATCGTGGGCGATGACTTCGGGAATCGCTTCCTGCTCCCGGGTATGTTCGTTGCCGCGGTAGACCCGGCTACCGGCGAGATGCGTTCGGGCATCCGAAAAGTCGTGAGCTGCAATAGCGATGGAACCGATGTCACCATCGACAGCGGAGCACCTTCGGTCTGGGCCGATAACGACTATCTCGTGCAGGCGGCCAACAGCTCAGTGACCGACATTCTCGACACCTCGTTCGAGCATGGGTTCTGGGGCCTGACGGCGCTGTTCGACGATGGCACCTACCGGAACAACTACTTCAACGTCGACCGCTCCGCGTGGCAGCAATACCAGAGCTACGTGAAAGCGTCGACGGGCTCGATGTCACTGGACCTGTTCCAGCAGGTGTCGGACGTGGTTGACCAGAAGCTCGGGGGCTCCGTCGACCTGATGACGGCGCACCACAGCGTCCGTCGACTCTATCTGTCGATGCTCGAAGGCGACCGCCGCTATTCTGGCAACAACCTGATGCGGCCGGACGGCGGCACGGTGGCCATGAAGCAGGGCGACCTGACGATGGGTGAGGTTCCCATCACGGCGATTCGGACACACCCGCTCGCCATGATGTTCTTGCTCGATACGAAAAACAGCGGTTTCGTCTGCTACGGCTCTGAAAAGGGCAAGTGGGTTGACGAAGACGGCTCCGTGCTCGTGCGCGTGGGGTCGGGCAGCTCGGCCCGCGATTCGTTCGAAGCGTGGTATCGGAAGCGTCTGCAGTATCACGTTCGCTATCCGGGAAAGAGCGCCCGGCTGGACGGCATCACGGGACAGTCGCTCATCGTGGTTCGCGACTTCTAAAAAGGCTGAAGCGGCGCCAGTGGCGCGGGGACTGGCTGGGGGACGGGCTCATAACCCTCCCTGGTTCACAGCCCGCCGAGCTGGCGCCGCTCCGGTAAGGAGAGCACATGGCAATTCCGAAGATGGTTTCAGCGGTCAACCGCACCCTGAAGCCGCTCGACGCGATGTATGACGGACAACCGGTTGTTCTAGTGCCTGGCTATCTTCAAATCGATGAAGAGAAAGACGGGAAACCAACCGGGCGGAAGCAAGTTATCGGCGCTGGGCCTGGCGGTGCGGTGAAGGTGAACCCCCTTCCCTATTTCGCTGCGGAAATGGTCAAGCGCCAAAACCCGATTATGGGCACCGAGGACCCTGAGAATCCGCGGGACTTTGAGAGCCTGATTGGGATTGTCGAGTGGGGCGATGACATTGACTACTGCGAGCAGTCGAGCGCCGAGGAACGTTTGGACCGGTCACTCATGGATGACACGGCACAGAAGGCCGTCAACGTGATGACCCGTTCAGGTCGGAAAGCCAAGCGGCTGAAGAAGAAACGCCGCGGCTTGAAAAACATGGTCGATGAGTCGTTGAAGAGCCCGATGGGGATTCGAGCTGATTACTGATGGCCCGAGCGAACTACATCCCGTTGCCGAGCCCGTCGAACCTGACGCCGCCGCCGGCGTGGTTCCTCGAGGACATGCGCGCGTATGACCCGGAGCTCGTGATTTTCCCCTCGCAGGAAGACGGCGTGTATCGGCTCTGCCGGCGCACGCGGGGTCCGCTTCCGGCGCTCACGTTCATGCAGTCGCCCGATGCGGCCATTTGCCGACAGCATCGGCTGGCGCCCGTGAAAGCGATTCTGCCGCCGCCATTCGTGCATTGGGGACCGGTCATCTTGGCCGACCTCGCGCAGTTCGACATCCAGCGACACGGTGGTGGAAATGCCGCGGCCGACACGTTGGACGGATTTGACGCGGAGCGGGACCGGAAGATTGACGCGGGGATTGCGGACGGCGCTGGTATTCGTGCCGGCCACGCCTACCGCGAATTGAAATTCCACATGGGGCAATCCATCGCCCTTGGAGTGAAGAAACCTGAAGGAGCTGGCGCCTACGGCCAACGGGAGCGCATGGCGCTCGGCCAGCCTGGGAAACCACTTCGGCGCGTCCACCGACCGCGTGGCTCCGGCGAGCACGCTGTCTTTGTCGGTCGTTAACCAGGAGCGCCGGCTCCTGAAAGAACGCAGGCCAGCCGAATAGGCCCCCTGCGAAGGAGCAATCGTTATGGCTCTGCCCACACTCGAAAACATTCTCAACATCGTTCGTCGGACTCGCATGGAGTCGCGCCGTTCGCCTGGCGTGGCGGAAGCTCTTCGCTCGTTTTTCAAGCACATGGAGAGCAAGAGCAACCCGGACCTGTATTTCGAAGCCATCAGCGGCCTCGAGACAGCGAACCAGGTGATTTCGGATGCCGCGTGCAAGCTCTACTGCCTCTTCATGCACAAGCCCGCGGCGTCGACGACAGACGCCTGGATGAAGGGCGCCGACCACGCGACCGTTCCGGTCGATGCGAATGGCGCGGCCGACTTGGCGACCAAACTCGTCGGCACTAGCGGTGGGAACCGGGAATACTGCCTCGTCTATCACGATGGCCTCCCGCTTGGCACCGGTCTGACGGTCGGCTCGTTCACCACGCAGACCGGCAACACGAAATCGGCTGCGGCCGATGCTTGGGTCGGATTCGCCATCATCGGCGCGCCGTAAGTCCACGTCAGCTCGGTTTACCCCGGGGGTGGGGCCGAGGCTCCACCCTCACTTTTGAAAGGGCACCTCGATGTCTACTCGCCATATCAACACCGTCTACAACCTCAACGAAATCCGCAACTTGCAGCGGCACGCTGGGATTGGCCAATTCGGCAACGCCCTCTACGTCAATATCGGCGGCACGCTCGTGCCCATCGCGGACGTGGGTAGGGGGAAAACCTACTACGTCGACACCAACAACGGGTCCGATGCGTCTGGCACGGGCGGCCAGAGCTGGGACGATGCCTTCCTCACGATGAACAAGGCATTTACGACCATCGTGCAGGGAGCCACGATTTACTGGCGGGGGAACATCAACGAGCAGCTCACGACGCCGCTCGGCGCGCCAGACGTGACGCTGATTGCGGCCGGCACGCGGCCGCGCCACGCGGATACGCACCCGCTCAACGGAGAAAAATCCGGGGCCACCTGGAAGATTGGCTCGCTGGGCAACTCGCCGCTGTTGACGATTCGCACGCCAGGCTGGCGACTTATCGGCGGCCTCTTCGCGGCGCACGCCTCGAACTACGCTATCAAGCTGGACCGCACGGGCGTGGAGGACGCGACCGAGGAAGATGCTTCCCATCTCGAGCTGCTCGGGGTGCGCTTTGCCTCCGGCGCTGGCGGCATCAGCGATGCGGGCGGATGCTTCGACGTGGGCATCGAGAATTGCTGGTTTCAGGCGCTCACAACCGCCTGCATTCTGGGTGTGGGCAATATCGGGGTCGGACAGTTGATGTGGCATATTCGGAACAACCACTTCAACAACTTCACCAACGGGGTGAAGATTGCCGCGCATGAGTGCATCATCGAACGGAATTTCTTCACCGATGGTGGCACCCCGAACACCACGTTCGTGCTGAACACGAACAACGGCGGGGGACGCGACAACTTCGTCGTTCACAACACCTTCCAGACGCTCACGGCGAATTTCAACACGCCGGACATCGTTGGTTGCGCGACCGACGTGTGGATGGCGAACATCTCGTTCGATGCCACCGCGGCGGGTGTTGGCGGCAACTTCGAAGCCGGACAGCCGGCGTAGTCAGTCAGAGGGGGTCCGGCTTAAGCCGGACCTCTTCGATGGAGCGACACGATGGGCGTCAGAAATCAGGACCACCGGACACGCTACAAGGACATCTCCGGGTCGACCGTTGTGGCGGCGGGAGACAACCTGAGCGCGACATTGCGGGTGTTGGTGGCTGGACGAACCGGCTACACGATATTCGTTCAACGCATCACCGTCAACGTCATCACCGACAACGCGGCGACACTGAATTTCCAGGACGATGCGAGCACGCCGATTGTTATTGCGAAGACGAAGGCCAGCCCGGGAATCGGGCCCATCCTCTTCGAGTTTGGCGACGAAGGGCGTGCGCTGACGGAAGCCAAGGACTTCGAGCTGGGCAATAGCGCGGCTGGTCTGGCGGCTGACGTTCATTGGGAAGGCTACCAGAAGGCGACTGGAACTATCGTTCCCAGCCAAATCTAACAGTGGCGGCGCTGAAGGTGAAACTCTTCGAGGCAACCACGCTGGCTGGGCTGGAAACGCAACTCAATGCCTGGCTGGCCACGTTGCCGCCCAGCCGTCGATTGCTCGACGCGCTGCAAGTCTGCTACGTCGCGATGAAAGACTACTTTGGAGCCCTGGTGCTCTTCGAGGAATAGATGGCGACCACAGCCGCGCAACTCATCGCTATCGCCAGGATGCACCTGAACGAAGCTTCAGCGATTGCCAGCGGCGCTTGGACGGATGCTGAGCTCGCGGCCTTGGGAAACCTCGCCTG